ATTCAGCAGTAACCGCTAGGATTGCTTTGATATCACTAGTAGCAGAATCCAGAACTGCAATAACATCGTCTAACTGGTCTGGTGTAGCTTTTCGACAAGCCTCTACAATAGCGAAAATACGCTGTGATAGGGCAGTATCGCCTTTTTCAACCAGTTCTGATACAGCCTCCTGTGCTTGCTCAAGGGCTTTCTGTTCAGGGGATACAGTCTCAGCCTTTTTAGCCTTTCTACGCTCGTTCAATTCCTTACGCATTGAAGACTCGGTATCGAAAGCGTTGATATCCATGCCCAGATTAAAAGCAGCCTTCATGTTAGATTTAAGCTGCGACCAGACAGCCGGAATTTTATCCCATTGATTAATCCCCGCCGCTTCTGACTTCATGAAGGACTCCACCTTTTCACATGCTACTAGAAACGGATGATCTTCCTGCATTTCCTCACCCTTTTTCGGGGCTTTGATGTAGACCTGTGCGGCACTCATGAAGTGGTCAGACAGTGTACCTTGTTGAGTTTTGATATCTTCCCGCGCCGTTGTGAAGTGGATACACTCAATTGCAACACCTTCTAAGGTGTAATGGGTTCCGGAAAGGGTTTTTTCAGATTGTTTAGCCATGGTAATTCTCCTGTTTAGATTGTTTAGTTAGTCTAGACTAGTTTGGGCGAAATTGCCGGGGTAATGCCTAGAACATAGATACACAATAGCTCAGTCCAATTAATAATTCAAGTTATTTTTAGGTAAATTAATAAATAAATTTAAAATAAATAGCTAACCATTTTCAATGGCGCAATTAGTCTAGACTAGTTTTCTCCGCATTATAATAGAATAAAAAAAACAATAAAATAAATGCAATAAACATGCCAACAATCAACCACTTACCCCTATTAGCTTTGGGGCTATCCCCTATCTATTTTTATTTATGGGCTAATTAAATATATTAATCCCCAATTTATGCAATTAATATGCCAATAAATGCTATTTAATTAGTCTAGACTAGGAAGGCTGGGGGGCACCCCATAACACCCATGACCACAGCTAACAATATCAGAATATTAGAATATACTACAGAGATTATATAATTATATTAGAATATTAAAGAATTCTTATGGACACACTCACAGGGGGGGGTAGGGGAAAAAGTAGAGTCTCACTATTTATGATGATACCCCCTTTCCGACGTTTATACAAAACAAAAGGGAAACTTTTCCAAGGGAGATTTTCTCCCAGACGTTTATACAAAACAAAAGGGAGAGTATAGCCCTACAGTTTATAGGGGTTCCTAAGAGTATCATTGCCATTGTATACCCCCCATAAATCCATAAAAATACATCAAAACTACTTCTTCTTATTTTTCAATTACTTATAAAAAAGATAGAAAAAAAGTGAAAAATAAATTGAACTTTTCATCATTTTTGTTGTCTAAGTAAATATATAGTTAATTTAAACCTTGAAAGAGTAAATTAAGATTCTCAGAAGTGTTGAAACCAAAGGTTTCAAGGGTGGGTAGATATGAATATTGACCTTAAGAACTCTGATTTATGAACTTCTTGAGAATAAAACAGAAAATAAGAAGGATACCCACCTATGACTGTTTTTGATTTTATTGCTTCAATCATCTTCACCTGTTCCATTCAAACTGATATTTGTCATATTACTGAAGTTCAAAAGGATGTAATCCAGATTAATGTTTGCATTGATGATCAGTCTATTCCTCCTGCTACTATTGGCATTGTTGACCTTGATAGGCCAGAAAACCAAAAGATAATTAAAGTAGATTGGAGCTGTACCCATTTATGAGTAAGATCATATCTGAATTCTATAGAAGTGGTGAAGGGAATATGTCTAATGCTGAGGTAATTAGATCTAGTGAGGATTCTAAGGTACCTCTAATTGATGTAGAATATACTGAGGAAGATCTTAAGTTTGATTTGGCTGATCTCTATTCCCCCTCCTCCCCATATTCCCCGGAGCAGAAGATATCAGCAGTAATGGCTTATTTGGTCACTGGAGCATCTACCAGAGCCCAACATCATTGTGGTGTTAAAGCAGATATCATCAGGGATTGGAAATCTAAATCTTCTTGGTGGCATGATGTTATGGCTGAATGCCGTAAACAGAAGAATGATGAGATTGATGCTAAATTCACCGAGATCATGCATGATACCCTAGGGGAATTACATGAGAGAATCCATAATGGTGATGAGGTATTGGCTAAGGATGGTTCCCTCATCCGTAAAAAGATCAATGGTAAAGACTTAGCAGTTATCGCTGCTGTAATGTATGATAAGAGAGCCCTATTAAGAGGTGATCCCACTTCTCGTATTGAGAGAAAGGGGAATAATGACCAGATGACACTCTTACAGAAGAATTTTGAGAAGATTGCCCATCAGTTAGAAGCTAAGACTGTAAATGGTAAATCTACAATTATTGAGGATGATGAATAATGGCTGGTTCTAGATCTAAGAAATCTGATGGTGGTTTTGATGACCCTAATAAGGCTGGTAGTGTAAATACTGCCCCTGCTCCTACCCCTAAACCTTCTATCCCCCTCAAGGAGAGAGCCAATAGACTCCGTGAGGCAGAATGTATTGCTAAGGATGGTACTTATGACCGTTCTACTGGGGAATGTAAAAAGTAATGTCTAAGCGGAATTACGATAATGAGTACGAGAAGTACCAAGGGACTCCAAAGCAAAAGAAGAGGAGAGCCCAACGTAATAAGGCCCGTAGACAGATGGAGAGGGCCGGTAAGGTCCGAAAAGGGGATGGCAAGGATGTAGACCACAAAAATGGGAATACGTCTGATAACTCCTCTAAGAACCTCAGAGTGCAATCTAAATCTAAGAATAGATCTTACCCCCGTACTAAGACTGCTAGGAAGAAGAGATAATGGTAGCAAAAAATGATGTAACAGGGGATAAAATCCAATCCAAATCTACCACTATCCCCAAAGAGAATTGGGAAGCTATCTTTGGGATGTCTAAATTTGATAAGTGGTTAGAAGAAAAGAGAAAAGCAGAGAATGAACAGAAACATTCTCAAGAAGGCTGCTAAGGATTACATAGAGTATTCCAAGAGAATCCATTTAGACTGGATTGACTATTTAGGTTGGTTTACTCTTTTTTTATTTGTTATATATTTGTTTTTTATATGATTTAAGTTTCTCGTCTTCTGGGAAGAGCAGAGATTCCAAACCTCAGCAGGGGGGTTCGATTCCCTCACGGGATGCCAGATATGAAGTTGACAGCAGATACAATTTATGGATTAACTGCTAGTCTATTAATGGGGAGGTATGATAATCCTCAACCTATCCCACCTTTCCATAAAGAATTATGGGAATTGGTGTGTTCTGACAACGACAAAGTGGCGATAGCTGCCCCTCGTGGTCATGCAAAGAGTACAGCAATTACCCATGCATACACCCTAGCCTCAGTGCTCTTTAGACAAAGTAGATATGTTGTTATTGTCTCAGACACAGAAGGTCAGGCCACTCAGTTCCTAGGTGATATTAAACGGGAATTGATAGAGAATGATGATCTTATTAATACTTTTGGGATCAAAAGGAAGTTTGTCAAGGATACAGAGACATTAGTTATTGGTGAATTTGTAGACGGGACTCAATTCCGCATAGAGGCTAAGGGTAGTGAGCAAAAAATGCGGGGTTTCAAATGGAGAAATATCCGCCCAGATCTTATCATTTGTGATGACTTGGAGAATGATGAGATTGTAATGAGTGATGAGAGACGGGAGAAATTCCGTAATTGGTTCTATAAAGCCCTCCTCCCAATCGGGGGTGACTTCTGCAAAGTTAGGGTTGTTGGGACCATCCTCCATATGGACTCATTGCTGGAGAGGTTGATGCCTAAATGGGGATCACCCCATACCATTACAGATGGTTTACGTTTTACTAGGGATGGGGAGGCTAAGAAGAGTTCTTCTTGGTTATCTATCCGATATCAGGCACATAATGATGACTTCTCACTTATGTTATGGCCTGAGAAGTTCTCAAAAGAGAGATACATGGCAATCCGTCAAGATTATATTGACCAAGGTATGCCAGAAGGGTATTCTCAGGAATATTTGAATTACCCAATCGATGAGAGTCAAGCCTATTTTCGTAAAGAAGATTTTCTAGAGATTGAAGATTTTACTGATAATCTAGAATATTATGTAGGTTGTGACTTTGCTATCTCTCAAGAGGATAGGGCAGCTTATACAGCTATGGTTGTTGCTGGATTATCCCCAGATGGTATCCTAAAGGTAGTTGATGTTAGGAGATTCCGGGGGGATTCATTGGAGATTGTAGATGAATTATTTGCTCTCCAGACCCGATATAAGCCAGAACTATTCATTATCGAGAAGGAAAATATTGCTCGTTCCATTGGCCCTTTCTTAGATCAGGAAATGATTAGAAGGGGTATTTATCTGAATTTAGATGATCCTGTTCCGTCCAAAGACAAGATCAAGAGAGCCAGATCAATGCAGGCCCGAATGAGGGCTGGTCAAGTAGAGTTTGATAAAGAGGCGAGTTGGTTTAATGATTTCTTTATGGAATTAACCACTTTCCCAAGAGGAACCTATAAAGACCAAGTTGATGCTTTTGCTCATATTGGTTTAGCTTTAAGTAAGATGGTTGATGTCCCAACTTATCAAGAATTAGAAGATGAGGAATGGGATAGGGAAGAGGATATGTATTTAATGGATTTTGGTGTAAACCGAATTACTGGATATTAATAAAATATGATTGAACAACCAGCACCCGAAATGACTCAAGACGACGATATTACTGGCGACGTAGATCGTTTCTTAGAATCAAAGAATATTGCCGAACAATTAGATGATGAGACCCTCACCCTAATTGGTACTAAGATTGTTCAATATTATGAAGATGATCTGGATTCCCGACGTAATTGGGAAGACAATAATGATGAGTGGATGAAATTAGCCACTCAAGTATTGGAAGACAAGAATACTCCTTGGCCCAATGCAGCAAACTCTAAATATCCCCTCCTATCTACTGCTGCTCTACAGTTCCATGCACGGGCCTATCCAGCGTTAGTCAATGAGCCAAATCTTGTCAAAACCAAAGTAGTCGGTGATCCAGATCCCCAAGGTATCAAGAGAGGTAAGGCTAATCGTATCTCTCAATATATGTCTTATCAAGTATTAGAAGAAATGGAGCATTGGCAAGAGGATATGGACAGGCTCCTCTATATTCTCCCTATTACTGGTCTTGCCTATAAAAAGACATATTATAGTCCTAATCGTCAAACCAATGTCTCTGAATTGGTATTGGCTCGTGATTTAGTTATTAATTACTATGCCACTGATTTTGAGAGGGCTAGAAAGACCCACCGTATTGAGTTAAGTCGTAATGAATTAATTGAATATCAAAATATGGGCATCTACATGGATATTGAGATTGAAGATCCAGATGTCCGATCTCATAATGGTGTGGAAGATGAGATTACTGGTCTTACTCAGACAGGTGATGCGGAATCGCCCCACGAAATTCTTGAATGCCACTGTTGGTGGGATTTAGATGATGATGGCTATGAAGAACCATATATCATTACTGTAGACCACGACAGCCAAAAGGTATTGCGTATTGTTGCTCGTTATACTTCTGATAACTATAAAGTATCAGATAATGGCGATGTAATGAAAATTACCCCAACCGAATATTTTACACCGTATCAATTTATTCCAAACCCAGAATCAAAGATTTATTCTATTGGTTTTGGTTCACTGTTAGGTCCATTAAACTCCTCAATTAATACTCTCTTAAACCAGCTTACTGATGCGGGAACATTGAGTAATATGCAGGGGGGCTTCTTAGCTAAAGGAGTACGTGTACGTGGTGGTGCTATCAGATTTAAACCTGGACAATGGATACAGGTTCAATCTACTGGCGACGATTTACGTAAAGGTATTTTTCCGATGCCAGTTCGTGAACCGAGTAGTGTGTTATTCAACTTACTCAGTTTATTAATTCAATCTGCTGAAAATTTAGCTTCTGTCAAAGATATCATGGTGGGAGATAGCCCCGGCCAGAACCAACCATATGCAACTACAGCAGCCGTATTAGAACAGGGTATGAAGGTCTTCGTTTCTATCTATAAACGGATCTATCGTTCTCTGACTCAAGAATATAAGAAACTATTTAAGTTAAATTCTATCTATCTAGATGAAAAGAAATACTTTAATTTATTAGATACTCAGGCAGTAATGCCTATCGGAAGATCAGATTTTGATATCTCTTCTTTTGATGTAATACCGGGTGCAGACCCAAGTATTATCTCTGAAGCTCATAGAATGATTAAAGCTCAGAGCTTAATGGAAAAACTGATGGCTGGTTTCCCACTCAATCCTTCAATGGTATTGCGTAGGGTATTGGAAGCAGAGGGTCATGAGGATATAGAAGAACTCATGCAAACTGAACCCCCACAACCAGACTTTGAGACTCAATTAAAGATGCAAGAATTTGAGCATAGACGCTTAATGGATGCTAAAGAGCATGAACTGAAAGTTGCTAATACGCAATATGAAGCCATGAAGGACTATGCACAAGCAGTTGCTAATTTAGCCAAAGCACAATCAACACAGGTTGGTACTGAAAATAACCAAGTCCAATCAGCTATTGATGTTATGGCAAAACAGGAGCAAATGCTTAATGAGAGACTTCAAGCTATCGCTAACTTAAAACAAATGGAAGAAGCTGACGATATGCAAGAAGAAGAATCTGAGGGGGAATCCTCAGAAAAGTAAAAAAAACAAACTAGAAGGAGTTAGATATGAATCGAGGTTCAAGTGAACTTTACGATTTAGCAGAAGAAGCCTTTAAAAGTGTACCTGAGTCCGAGAAAGAAGCGTGGCTCAAATCTCCAATAACAAGATCACTTCGTTATACTCTGATGGGTGATATAATTGGTTTTCATGAGAGTTGGCAAAACGGTAATTTCACCGGCCCATCTTCAGATGAGACAGCTCAATTGAATGCTAGAGCATTAGGTTCAGTCAATGCAGTAGAGGATATACTGGCATGGTTGGATGATGCGTTGGCGGGAGATTTGTATAATGATTAAACCGCAAGGATATCGGATTTTAGTTAAACCAGACCCAGTTGAGAATAGATCAAAAGGCGGTATTATTATGGCTATTGATGAGAAACTGGAGAAAGGTGGTATACAACGCGGGGTCTTAATAGATTTTGGACCTTTAGCATGGAAGGCACATGATGTAAATTTCTCAGGAAAACCTTGGGCTAATCGTGGTGATTATGTATATTTTGCCAGATTTGCAGGAAAATTTGTCCAAGACCCAGCAGATCCAGATCAAGAATATTTGATTATGAATGATGAAGATTTGTTGGCTATTATCACGGATGATGAATCAGAAGATTACATCAATAAGACACAACAGAAATTAATTGGAGAATAAGATAATGTCTGAAGAAGCATTGAAACAATCAGTAGAAGAAGAAACTACCCAAGAAAGTAAATTAGAATTAAGTCCAGTTGAAGAGAAAGCAATGGCTCAAGGCTGGAGGCCACAGGACGAATGGGATGGTGATCCAGATGACTGGATTGACGCCAAAACCTTTGTTCGTAATGGCGAATTTATGTCTCGGATTCAAAAGCAATCCCAACAATTAATTTCTCAAAGTAGTGAGATTAATGAGTTGAAATCAGCGATCAAAAAGCTGGGTGAGCATAATAAAACTATTGCTGAAAAAGAATTTAATAGAGCAATGGCAGCTCTCCGAAGAGAGAAGGCTAATGCCCTAGAAGAACGCGATCATGAAGCAGTAATGGAAATTGATGATCAAATTGATGAGTTAAAATCTGCTAAAAAGGAATTATTGGAAGATGATTCCACATCTAGTAAGACAGAGGAAACTCCTCAAGTTGATCCTAAAATCCAAGCCGCATTTCAGTCATGGGTTGTTGACAATGATTGGTACAACAAAGATGATGTTATGGCTGCTGCAGCAGATCGTATTGGGATTAAATATGCACAATCTAATCCGCACCTTGATTTTAAAGAGGTGTTGAACTACGTTACAGTAGAGATTACTAAGAAATTCCCAAATGAGTTTAAAGCCCCTGCAAGTAGAGGTTCTGGTTCAGTTACCGAATCTCGCGGAGTTGGACGTACTACTGGAAAGAAGAAATATACGCAGAAAGATTTATCAGAAGAACAACTCCAATTTGCAAAAACTTTTGTAGCCGCTGGTGCTTTTGACAACGTACAACAATATGTTGATCAATTAGTTGAAACTGGCGAATTACAATAATAGAGACGATAACCCTAGGAGAATTACCATGTCAGAACAGGTGACTGTTACTAAGAGAGGCCGTGGAAGACCACGTTTGGATGAAGCACGTACTGAACAAGTATCTAGCACTCGTCCTCCGAGAGTACCCGTATCAGGAAATAGAGATATCCTTACCGTAACTGGTAAAGACCCAGACTATGTATATCGTTGGGTAATTGACAGCGATGAGCGTGGACAACGCATTTTAAAATTCCTTGGTGCTTGGTATGAATTTGTTCGGAGTGATGATGGTAATCACGTTGTTGGTCAGGACGCTGTTTATAAAAGTGAAAATGTGGGCTCGATTATTCGTGTTCCCGCAGGTAGTGGTAAATATCAATATCTGATGCGTATTCGTAAAGAATACTATGATGCTGACCAAAAATCGAAGCAAGATGAAATCAGAGATCGAGAAAAAGCCATTACACGAACCGACAGTGACAATGGACAATATGGGAAAATCGAACTCTCACGAGACTAAAAAAACCAATATTAGCCATATCACTGTTTATAACTAATTTTTAATTAATTAAGGAGTAAACATTATGGCTAATGTTGATCGTCCTAATGGCTTTCGCGCAGTAAAGACAATTAGTGGAGCACCTCTGTCTTCAGTAATTCGTTCTGTGGGTGTAGCTGATGGGGCAGACATTTTTGTTGGCGATGCTCTCCAACTGGCAAGTGGCTTGGCACAGCGTTTAGCTGTAGAAGGTATTTGCATTGGTGTAGCCGTGGGCTTTGGTAAAAAGAATGCTATGTCTTTAGACAATGGCGGTCCTTTTAATCCAGATGCTCTGATGACTCGCTATTATGACGACAGTGCTTCTACGCATACTGATTGGGTTGTTTATTACATCCCTGCTGAAGATGCAATCTTTGAAGCACAAACTGACGCTGCCGCTACTCTGGTTGTAGGTGAAGCTCAAGATATCGTTGTAGGTTCTGGTAGTACTACCACTGGCCTCTCTGATATGGAAATTGATGCTGATGGCTTAACCAATGATGGTGACGTTGTTGTTGTTGAAATTCCTAAGATTGCTGGCAATGACCCAACTCTGGCCGCTGGTCGGTACTGGGTTAAATTCGTCAACACTCAATTTAACAACGCATAATAGGAGATAAATTAAATGGCTATTACTAGTTCAAGTTTTGCTAAGCTCCTGTGGCCCGGTCTGAACTCTATCTATGGTAAAGCGTATTCTGAACATAGTGTAGAATACACTGATCTGTTTGATGAGTTCAAATCAAGCCGTGCTTATGAAGAAGATCTGGGCGTAAGCTCTTTCGGTCTTGCTTCTCAAAAGGGCGAAGGCAATAGTATCGCATATGACGAAGAACAACAAGCATTCCTGACCCGCTACTCACACGTAGTATATGGTCTGGGCTTCGTAATTACCCGCGAAATGGTAGAAGATGACCAATATGGTCAAGTGGGTGATCGTCGCTCTCGTGCTCTGGCGTTCTCTATGCGTCAAACAAAAGAAACCGTAGGTGCAAACGTCTACAACCGTGCATTCAACAGCTCTTATGTTGGTGGTGACGGTCTTGAAATGTGTTCAACTGCTCACCTGAATTATGCTGGTGGTACTTGGGCAAATGAATTGACTACCGCTGCTGACTTGTCTGAAGCTGCACTGGAACAGGCTTGCATCGACATCATGAAATTCACCAATGACCGTGGTTTGAAGATTTCTGTTATGCCACAATCCCTGATCATCCCTTCTGATCTGGTATTTGAAGCAGAACGTATTCTGAAATCTCCATACCGTGTTGGTACTGCAGACAATGATATCAATGCTATTAAGCAAATGGGTAAATTCCCCGGTGGTATCAAAGTCAACCATTATCTGACTGACTCAGATGCTTGGTTCATTCGTACCAATGTTAAAGATGGTCTGAAGTGTTTCAACCGTCGTCCAATGGCTTTTGCTGTTGATAACGATTTCGATACTGAGAACGCTAAGTTCAAAGCTACCGAGCGTTATAGCTTCGGCTGGACAGACCCTCGTGCTATCTTTGGTAGTCCGGGTGCGTAATTGATTTGGGGCTCTTCGGAGCCCCTCATCTAATATTTTTGTATTGACCCTAGACGTTCATTACCAATCCACAAACCAAGGAACTAAAAATAAAGCTCCTAACTTCTATAATTAAGAGGAAATTATTATGACTACTGGCTTAAAAGAAAGTATTATTCACAGTCCTGTCTCTGCACAGGCTCCCTACGCATATCGTTCTAAATCTGGTATTATTCCTTCTGCGGAATATGCTGTGTTTATGGATGATTTTTTCCACAATCCAGCAACCAACGCTATTCCCGGTACTACAGCCATTATTGACACTGGTGCTACGATTACAGCAGCCGCCACGGATGCTATTTCATATTCTGGTGTATTAAAATTTGCCTCTGACGGCACATCTGAAGGCGCTACTCTGTATTGGCCAAAGGGTATTCAGCTTGGCTTAGGTAAAAAGTTTTTCATGGAATGTCGCGTGTATACAGCGGATGCTGATGATACAGATGTGCAGTTTGGCTTATCTGTAATGAATGCCACCACTAATCCAGAAGATGCTTGGACTACTGCATCTACCGATTTGATTGCTGTAGGTGTTCTTGATGGGGATGCTACTGTTGGTCTCTTGACAGACAAGAATAATGGTGGTGATGCTGTTCAGTTGGGTACAATTGATTTGTCTGATGCTACATGGCATACGTTGGCATTTGAGGTGAGTGGTACCGCTACTGGTTCCTCAATGCAGGTGAAAGTGTATGTAGATGGTCAACTGGCTATTACTTCTGATACTGAAACCACTATTCCTGATGACTTAGCTTTGGCTCCATTCATCGGTGCTCGTACTGGTGGTGACGCAGCCCATGTTATTTACTTCGACTATGTTCGTTGGTCTTTGCAACGATAAAAAATTAGCCCTCTTCGGAGGGCTTTCTTCGTTAGGAGATATCTATGAGTTATTATCCACGCGATTTTGGAATCGAGATAGCTAGAGGCAATATTAGAAAATATCAAGCTTTCAGAAAGTTTGGATATAATTCGGCTATTGGTACTACAGAAGAATATATTGGTGCGGACGGTGGGGCTCTCCCATTAATGCCTACATCGGCTGTAACCGTAGAGGCCATTAGTTCAAGTGCAAATGATACTGCTGCTGGGTCTGGAGCAAGAACTATTAGAATTTTCGGTCTTGATGCAAATTTTAATGAAATAACTGAAGATATAACACTGAATGGTACATCAGCCTCTACTGCTACAACACAGAGTTTTATTAGGGTGTTCAGAGGGCATGTATTAACTACAGGAACCTACTCATCTGCTAATGCAGGAAATATTACCATACGACAGAGTGGTGCAGGTTCAACTTTTGTTACTATAAATACTAGTAAAGGTCAGACTGAAGGGACACATTATTGTGTACCAGCAGGTAAGAGCTTATACATAAGAGATATACATATCTCAATAGACTCCGCAAAAGAAGTTGATATTTACTTCTACAAAAGACAAGACGCAGATATAGTCTCAGCACCATTTTCATCAAAGAGACTAATACAGGAATATACGGGACTGATATCTAGTATTGATTTTGAATTTTCTCCAGAACAGAAAGTACCAGCTAAGACTGATATTTGGTTTTCTGGGTCTGTAGATGTCTCGTCTGGAGCAGCATCTATAGAATATAACGGTATTTTAATTGAGGAATAATAATGGCAAGTACAAATAAATCAACAGGTATTCTAACAGTAGGTAACAACGCTGTAATGAGTGGGCAGGCTATTTTAGCTGGTTTCTCTATTACTGCTGCCGCTGCTGATGTAACTGTTACAGCATATGATAATACTGCTGCTTCTGGTACTGTGGTATTCAAATATATCTTAGATATCTCAGTAGAGGGTTTATCTGCTGCTATTAGTGGTTTAGATATTAAATGTACCACTGGCTTATATATTGTAGTGGCTGGTGTTGGTGCTGAAGTAATCGCACACTACCGCTAATGTCTTCTCACGGTAAGCACACACGTAATCCCGGATATAGACCCGGAGACAATTGGGTTGTTTGTGATGTCTGTGGATTTCACATCTATGGATCTGAGGCCAAAACTAGATGGGATGGGTTAGTGGTTTGTCCTGATGATTGGGAGCCACGACATCCACAAGATTTCGTTAGATCTAAAAGGGATAAAATTAAAGTGGATACATCTGCTGGGGCTGATGATTAATGAAAAGAAAATACCATACTTCTTTTGTTAGGCCAGAGCCAGTTATAGTTAATTCCCTCCCCCAATGTACTAATAGAACTTCTATTGCTGGGTATGCTATCGCTGGATGTGCTATTGCTGGATATACTGGTAGCACAGCTTCTTCAATTCCCTCTGGGACTTTTAATACGAATACATTATAATGGCAACTACTACATTTGTTAATTATACTACTACGATTGATGCTGATTGGCTTAATGAAGTTGATGCATTAGTACATGATATTTGTGGTGGTTCCTCTACCTTAGCTGAACTATGGACTAATATAGGGACAACTGTTAATATTGATGGCGGAGCTATTGACGGAACTATTATCGGTGCATCTTCAGCCGCAGCCCTGACTTGCACTACATTTAACTCCACCAGCATTGCAGACACGGGATCTGCCGTCACCATTACGCCGAATACTATATTTGCAGGGAATGTTGGCATAGGTATATCGCCTGCTTATAAGCTTCACGTTAAAGACACTAACAGTGCTTTTGCGTTCGGGGAATCTGGCGGCGAAGCGTACCTATTCCTAGACGGTTCAAACGGAGACTTTGCTGGCGCTGATTACCTTTATATCAAGTCAGACGGTACAGCGGCAACATTTACGCATGGCGCACAGTTTATGAGCGCCGACCTAACAGGCAACACCACCTTTAGCGGGAATGTCACCGTCACGAAAGCAAGCCCAGCCATCAATATAAACGCGACATCAGTTAATGGTAGCCTTGTTTATCAAGATAATGGCTCACCGAAATGGATTCTCTACTACGAATCCGCTACTGGTAATTTTAATATATATAATCAAACAACTACGTCAAACACTTTAGTGCTTGATGATACAACAGGCGACGTCACCTTTAGCGGTAATGTTTCGCTGGCTGATAATAAGATTGTTTACCTTGGTGGAAGCAATGACGGAGCGTTATATCACAGCTCTACATTCAGCACCGTAACATTAGAAAGCACCACAGCGGCTAATAATACCCTACAACTGTTAAACAGCGCAGCTTCACAAATCGTAAGAATACGTACTGCCGATTCCGGTGGAACGGTAACAACCGTCGCAGACTTCGGCGGGGCAACGCCGGCGTTTACTGCTTATTACGGTGGCTCCCAACGATTCCAGACAATAAGTGGTGGCATAAATCTGGAAGGCCCAACCAATCCGCTAATCAATTTTGCCTCTAATGATTACCTCATTTTTTATTCAGCAAGCAACATCTGGGAATTCGTTGCAGGCGGGACAGCTCAAGTCGGGATTAGCTCTGGGATGGTTCTCGGAGCGCCGACAGGAAGTTACAAAGGCACAGGCACTCTCAATGCTGTTGCAGTTTACGATGATAACGTACTCTTAACTGATTACGTTTTCGACTATCACTTAGACGGACAAATTAATTCTGATGATGCAATTCAAGCAGAAAAGTTTTTATCGAATACTAATGTGTTAGATTTAGATTATTTCTCAGATCACTGGAAGCAACACCGCCATTTGCCAAGCTTGCCAAGCCGTGACACATGGGAAGAAGAAAACAAAGGCATTGGTTATCTTGCACAGCGGCTTTGGGAAACTGTCGAATTGCAGGCAGTACACATTGACCAACTGAATACACGATTAAAACAACTGGAGGCCAAACATGCCTAAAGTATTAAAAACACCTAAACCCATCGAGGAATCAGTACCGACTTATACCAAGCTGATACTGAAGGGCATCTATATTGCCAACAACATCAAATCACCCAGCGAGGAAGTAATCAGCGGTAATGTGCGGCTGGGTGATGCTGTTGATGTAGACGAGAACGGAGACGTGATCACTGAGTACCGCGCTAGCGCTCCCTATGTTTTGCTCAATGAAAACAACGTCATCGTCAAAGAAGGCCACTGCGAATTAAACGGGGTTGAGCTTGCTCTCGCTATGACTGAATATTATATGCAAGCATCAGCAAGCGTGGCTGGCATCTTAGCAGGCGCAGGCACTCAGCAAGAGAAAGTAGCCCAAATCATCGCACTGTTGCAGATTGATGAGGTAATGAAAGCTATTATGTACCCGGTTGCAGCAGCGCAATTAGGTATCACCGAGGCAGACTTTCAATGATTATTGAAGCCCTATTAATATATCTCGGTACTGCTATTTTAATTTGGCCTACCCTCTATGCAATATTGGCCTTCTGTATTTTTTTAATTTCATTTGGAGTACCTAAACCAATTGTTGGAATACCATTCTATATACTTGATATTATTGTTAATTGGTATGTGTCAGGTATATTGTTAGATCCGCCTAGAAAATTAGATGAGACTATCTCAAAAAGAATGGAGAGATATAAAAAAGGTGAAGATGGTAAGAGGAAGAAATTTGCATATAAAATATGTTCATTAATAAATCAATTAATGCCAAATCATTGTTAAAAACGGAGTCATAATAAAATGGAAATTAAAGAAGTTAAGTTAAGTGTTGAATTGGTAAATGCCATCCTGCAATATCTTGGTGATAAACCTTTTAAGGAATCCTCTGGATATATTAATGCAATCCATCAACAAGTACAACCACAATTACAACCACGATCTGAAGAAGTATTAGAGGTCGTTGAGGAATAATAATGGCAACATCAGGGTCCATTAATTACTCTGTAACAAGAGATGACATTATCACTGAGGCTCTCGAACAAATGGGGGTTCTTGGTGAGGGTCAATCTCCGTCTACTGATCAATTAACATCTATGTCCCGCACTCTTAATATGATGGTTAAGGCGTGGCAAGCAGACGGATTAAATTTATTTACTGTCCAGAAGACATATCTCTTCTTACAAAAGAATCAGAATCAGTATAGTTTGTCCTCTTCTACATCTGATCATTATACTACCTCATTCTATAGAACTACAATAGATGGGGCAGTATCTAGTGGTGCGTCATCCATTGTTGTTGATGATGCTACAAATATTTCTGATGGAGATTATATTGGTATCAAATTAGATGGTGGCTCATTACAATGGACAACTGTTAATGGTGCGCCAGTTGGAAGTACGGTTACACTTACGGCAGCTTTAACAGACGATGTTAGTGATGCTGTTACAGTATACACCTATACTACCAAAGCCAATAGACCTATGAAGATTATGAATCAAGTAATACATGATTCGGTATCTGGGTACGAAACACCGATTGATAGAGTAAGTCGTAATGAGTATATTACCCTACCATTAAAAACTAGTGATGGTCAGGTCAATCAGATCTATTATGATCCACAGGTTGGGACTGGTGTATTGTATGTTTGGCCTGAGACTGATTCTGTTGATGACTATTTAGTATTATGGACTCAGAGAACTATAGAGGATTTTGATTCTGCTACTGATGATGCAGATTATCCTCAAGAGTGGTATCTCCCATTAGCTTTAAACTTAGCTGCACTGTCGTGTACTAAATATGGTGTTCCGGGTACTCAAAGAACCTATATTGCTCAGTGGGCTCAATACTATAAAACTCTCGCTGAATCATTTGATACAGAGGGTGGATTCCAACTTCAACCAGATGTTGATTAATTATGCCTGATGTTCGTCTACCATTAGCTGTTGATATGATTATTGACTCCTTCTCTGGGGGTACAATAACATCTATGTCAACTTATATGAAGAATGCAGTTTTGGAGAAACATTCTTCGGACACTGGGGATAGAATCTTTATCACCCAGAGACCTTCAATTAATATGATTGAGGATTGTAGTGATACTGTAGCTAAGGTTAAAGGCAGGGCTACATATTATTGGCCCACTACTAATGCAATCTACATGGTTAACGATGATACCATCTATAAGGGTAGTTATGGCACCACTATTGGGACTATTACCTCTGGGGTAGACAAATGTAAATTCTTAGAGGTTGGCTCTCTCTTAGTTTTGATTGATCCTCAAAATAATGAGGGGTGGACAATCAATTCTGGTGGTACATTGACAAAGATTACTGATGCTCAATTCCCATCAACTATTGCTGGGGGCGGGGCTGTATTAGACGGTTATCTGTTCCTGATTGATGATGATGGGATCATATATCATTCTGATCTAGATGACGCTACTGCATGGACAGCAGCCAACTTTATTGAGGCTGAGAGGGAGCCTGATGGTGGAACTTATTGTGCTAGGCACTATGACCATATCGTTGCTATGGGGAAAGGATCTATAGAATTTTTCTATAATGCCGGTAATCCTGTAGGTGCTGTTATTAATCGTCGTCAGGATGTTTACTATAATATTGGGGTTCCTTATCAAGATGCTATTTGGGAAGACGGTGATGATATCTATTTCTTTGGAAGAACTGCTCGTGGTGACTACGGAGTTTATTTGCTAAGAAATTTCCAAATCCAGAGAATATCAAATGATACGTTTAGCTCATTTTTAACAGAAGTTTATGCTCAGAACTCTTTTTATCCTTTATTATCTGGTTTTGCTGCTCGTGGTCGCAGTTTTCTTTCTCTAACACTACACACTACTCCAGCAGCAATTTCCCCCAATTATACATTTGTGTATGAT